TTCGGCTACGGCTGTGGTCCGCACCCCTTACGACATATCTGAAAGCTATCCTGGCTCTACCGATCCAGCGTCCCCTAACTACAACCATCAGTAATAATGCCATTTAAATCCCAATCTCAACGCAAGTTCATGTACGCACAGCACCCAGAGATGGCCAAAGAATGGGAAAATAAAACACCTAAGGGTAAAAAACTCCCAGAGAAAGTCAAAAAGAAAAAGAAGGCAGGAAAGTAATGTCCTTATCTCATAACCTCGTAACGCTCAGCTCTTCAAGCGCTACCTTGTTGAACCCAGACAACATCACAACCAGTTTCTCTGGAGAAGCCCGTCACGACTACAACGCTGTTAGCGTGTCTATCCAAAACGTAGATGCTACAGCTACCGTGTACTTAGGATCCTCAAGCGTAACTTCCTCATCTTATGGAATTAAATTAGTTGCTGGAGCTATAGCGAGTATCGATGATTTAACTTACACCTCTGGTCTTTACGCAATTTCCAGCTCTAATGGTTCTCAAGTTGGATTGATTTTGGTGAAGCGATGAGTATTAAAGTTTATACTCCTTCTTCAGGAGCAGCAGGAGCCACGGGTCCAACAGGCCCTACAGGTCCTTCTGGAAGTCTTGGAACTAGCCCAACTATTACTCCGTCTTCAGCTTCAGCAGTTGCATTAACTGTTCAGGGATTGGCTAGCCAAACTGGAGACCTAGAAGATTGGAAGAACTCTTCTGGAACAACTCTTGCAAAGATAGACGCTTCTGGAAATTTTTCCACACCTTCCCTATCTGTTTCAGGTCTGACTGGCGCTACTCAACCTTCTAGGTATGTTGGCAGCACAACTTCAGGAGCACCTGCTAGTGGAACGTTCTCTGTAGGGGATTTCATAGTTGACCATACCGCAACTATTTGGGTATGCGTAAGCGCAGGAACTCCTGGCACTTGGTGGCCTACTATCTCTAGCGACATTGTTTTGCGTTCAGCAAACGCAACCGCTACTGTAAATGAAACTACAGTATTTACCGGCTCTTCAGCTAACCAAACAATTAACGCTCCAGCGAATCCACAAAGCGGAGCTATTTGGAAAATTGTTAACCGAGGAACTGTTCCAACAACCGCAGGCTTTTCAACTAACCAAGTGTATGTTCTAGGCACTACTGCTTCTGTTTCTTCTTACGCGGTTCCTGTAGGCGGCTCATACACGTTTGTAAATTACAACGGCGGAAACTGGTACATGATCGAGTCTAACGACGCAGACGACATAGTTAATCAACCTCAATGGTTTACAAGCGCAACCCTAACCAATAACCTTTCTTTGCCTACGGGGTCAGACACTAGATTGTCTTTTGTGGCAAACATAGACCCAAATAACTGGTGGAACGCCTCAACTAAAGCTTGGACACCAACTGTAGCTGGAAACTACTACGTAGCTCTACAGGTGCTTTTTGCTTCAGGTACTGCGGGAACCGGTCATCAAACAAATATTCAAATTTCAAAAAATGGAAGTACTCAGAGCGCCATAGCACAAATAGCAGAACAAGCTTCTGGAATAGGAATTTCGGTTACTACTTCCGCAATTGTGGCTATGAACGGAAGCACTGACTATATTGCGTTTACTGCTTACTCTAGCGATGCAATGACAATCTCTGGAGGGTCTGGCTCTCAGGTTAGCATCTTTAAAGTAGGTTAATCCCCCTAGGAAGAAGGAACAATGGCAGCAAAGAAACCAAAGCTCGGATCTGGAAAACGATTCGCAGCTATTGAAAAAGAAGCAAAAGCTTCTGGCGCCAAGAACCCTGCAGCGGTAGCTGCTGCGGCTGGTATGAAGAAGTACGGCAAAAAGAAGATGGAAAAAATGGCACAGAAGGGAAAGAAATAATGTGCGCTACCTGCGGTTGCGGTCAGAAAGATAAAAAGCACATCGGATACGGCAAAGGCCCAAAGGCCAAGGGTAAGGGACCAAAGTCCACAGCCCCAGCTGCCAAGAAGATGTCAATGAACCAAAAGAAGGGCATGTAATGGCCCACGATGACAAGAAGTTTGAAAAAGGCATGACTCCAGCCCAGAAAAAGAAGTTCGAGGCTCAGGATGCGAAGAACGATGCCAAGCTTGCCAAGAAGGTAAAAAAGAAGGCAAAGAAGAAGTAACGACTAGCCCCCGAAAGGGGGCTTTTTCGTTTATTCTTATAGTAGCTTCCGGTGCGGAAGTCGCTTTACCTTTTTGCGAACAAAACTGCTACTCCTTAGGAGATGTCATGCCCAAGTACGAGCCATGGGAACGACCAGGGCCTGTTGAATTTTTAAAGGGTTGGGCTGACGCACAATTGCCAGACGAAAAGGCTACAGCAATAGCACTCGGGGCGATGGCAGCAGGTTTTGTTGTTGGATCTCGCAAAAAGGAAAAGAAGAAAAAGAAGTGAGCGAGTTCGTAGAAGCCGCCACTGAAGCTGCAGCAATTATGGCTGAACAGCTCGACTTAAAACTTCAATCCAACCTCCAATCCCAAGAGTGGGAACATAATGTGGAGTTCACGGCTACCTCAGGCAAAATCTACCTAGCCTATGCTGCTGAGCAGGAGGGTGGGATTTTCAATGCCGAATACGGAAGCGAAGTCCAACCTCATAAATCCATTCTTCGCCCATTAATGCGAGATGCTGAGTCGGCTATCCACAACATGGCAGCCCAAGCAGCTATCGAATACGTATTCTCGAAAGGACTTGTATGAGCACCGTATACGACGACTCCATGATCCTTGCCGAAGATGCGGCGTTAAAGTCCCTGCTTCAGGGAATAACCGTAAGAGACTTTCAAGGCCCTAACCGACCTGTTCAGGTTTACTACGGATTTCCAGATGTCGAAGTGCGCCAGCAAAACTACCCTTACATTGTCATTGAGCTTTTGGATATTGTCCCTAGCACAGAACGCCAACAAGCTGGAATGATGTTGGATAACACCTACCGTGAGACTTTGTCTCCAAATCCAAACGCGTACTACGAATACTACGCACCGGTTTCATACGACCTTTATTATCAAATCAGCACTTACACTCGTAATCCTATGCACGATCGTCAATTAGTTTTTACGCTTCTTAGCAGCAAGTTCCCGGGCAAGTTTGGTTACCTAACTGTAGCTAACCACAATGGAACTATCACCGCCCGCCATATGTTTCTTGACGAGTTCGCAAAGCGCGACTCCGTTGAGGAGGGAAGACGCTTACTCCGTAACGTCTTCACGGTACGAGTCATGAGCGAGATGACACCCGTTGATGCACTCAATGCCATCCAGCAAGTCGAAACGGTCAACCTTCGTCCACTATCTGTTCCTATTGAAGGACAACAGTCGGTCTACTAAATGCCCAACACAAACATCCAAAGGAGATTAACAAATGGCTGAATACCTTCGCCCCGGAGTGTTCGTTCAGGAATCCCTGACCGCAAACCCTCCAGCATCGGGTTCTAATGCAACATCAGTCGCTGCCTTTATCGGCTACACAGACCGTGGTCCAAGCACTCCGACGCTGGTCACCTCGTGGAGCCAATACGTCAGCTACTACGGTGGATGGGGTTCAAACAACACCATGCACCTTGCAGTACTTCTTTTCTTTTCAAACGGAGGCGCACAGGCTTGGATTCTTCGTGTTCCAGCAGCAACAGCTGCTCTAGCAACACGCAGCTTCAATGATCGTAACGCTAGCCCAGCTTCTACTTTGCAGTTCACAGCGGCAAACCCGGGTGCTTGGGGTAACGGCATCAACGTAACAATCGCAACTTCTGCTTCAGGTTCAACTGTAGACCTATTGGTTTACTTCGGTGGAACTACAGATGCAAACATTGTAGAACGTTACACAGACCTGTCAATGACTGCTACAGATGATCGCTACATTCCAAAGATCATCAACCAGAATTCTAAGTACTTGGCAGCTGTAGACCTAGGTTCAAGCTCAACTGGAACAACTCGTCTTCCAGTAGCTGTGTCTAACGCCTACCTAGCTAGCGGTTCTGACGGCTCTTCTCAACCAGCCTCGACAGACATTGCTGCTGCAATCAGCCTGTTCGATACTGTAAAGAGCAGCCTCATCCTCAACGCTCCAGGCGTAGTTGACGCGACCTCAGTAAACTTGATCACAACTTACGCTTCAACTCGTGGGGATGTTTTCGTAGTTATTGACCCAATTCCATCGGCAGCGGCTGCTGCGCAAATTACTCGCGCTAATGCTTACACGTCTACTTCTTACGGTGCCGTGTACTACCCACAGATTGTAATCAATGATCCAACAACTAACACGCCTGGCTTGACTCTCACTGTCAATCCTGGAGGAGCTGTTGTAGGTAACTACGTTGCAACTGATGCTTCTCGCGGAGTATTCAAGGCCCCAGCTGGTCTTGGTAATCGCGTTGGTGGTGCCGTATCTGTTCAGACCTTGAGCAACTCAGACCTTGATTCTTTGAACAGCAATGCTGCTGCAGTCAACGCTATCAAGTATGTTCCAGGCGCTGGCATCGTGATCATGGGCTCACGCACTTTGCAGTCAACATACGTCTCAAAGTACGTACCAGTTCGTCGTTCTCTCATTTACTTAGAGAAGACAATGACGGAGCTCTCACAGTTTGCTATCTTCGAGCCAAACGACGCTAAGTTGTGGCGCTCTATTACAGCTACCCTTTCAGGATTCCTTAATGATTTCTGGCGCCAGGGTGGTCTACGCGGTAATGTCCCAACAGACGCTTACTACGTAAAGTGCGACAATGACATCAATAGTCTCAGCACTATCAATAATGGAATTGTCAATATTGAAGTTGGCGTTGCCTTGCAGCGTCCAGCTGAATTTATTGTCATTAAGATCGGTCAGTTTGACGGTGGAACCACCGTTACTACGGCGTAAAGGAGATAACTTACAATGGCAACCGACTATACAGTAAAGCGCTTTTCAAGCGTCGCTTACGATCCACTACGCTCGTTTCGGTTCTTGGCTGAATTCCATGACCCAATGAACGGCAACACCGCTAACACTGCTATCAAAAGCTTTAGCGGCGGTTTCACAAACGTAACTGGTCTAGGTATCAACACCCAGTCAATCGCTTACCGTGAAGGTGGATTCAACACCACTATTCACCAGATTCCTGGAATGACCACCTTTAACCCAATTACATTTAGCCGTGGCGTTATTTATAACAACCCTCAAGCAATCGATTGGATGCGCTACCTCTTTGCAGCTGCTGCTGGCGACGGAATCGCCTTAGGCACCAAGGAAGACTTCCGCATGGACATCAAGCTATACGTCCTTGACCATCCAAACGCAAGCAACGCCACCGCTACTGCGGATGGCTCTGGCGGATCTCAGATTCCAAAGCTTGGTTTCTATATCCACAATGCTTGGATTTCAACCCTGAACTACTCAGATCTCGATGCTGGCGGAAATAACGTCATGGTTGAGACAATGGGTATCGTGCACGAAGGTTTATCTGTATTCTATACCGATAGCAACTTCAACCGTGTTTCAGGGGCAAACGCCTAATAGCTAGACCTAAGGAGCAATAAACGTGGCAGAACAAATCATTACCGATGCAAATTCCGTCAACCAACTAGCTCAACAGTTGTTGAAGGAGCCTGAGAAGGAAATCAAAACTCAGGCTCCTATCGACAACAGTGTTGATCTACCTGGAGGCTTTATCAATCGCGAAGGCGCATTGGTTAAGTACGCGGAAGTAAGAGAACTAAATGGTGCTGACGAGGAGACCATTGCAAGAGCTGGAACAACCGGCCGAGCACTCAACGTCATGCTACAACGCGGGCTGACCTCTTTAGGAGGAGAGCCAACTTCAAGCCAGGACTTGGACACTTTGCTTTCGGGAGACCGAGATGCGATTCTTTTGGGCGTACGTAGAGCAACCTTTGGCTCAGAGATTACTTTTGAAGGTGCTTGTCCTAAGTGCCGTGTGGAGCAGGAAATCGTTATCAACATCGATAAAGACATTCCTACTAAAGAGCTGGATGACCCAATTCAGGACCGTAACTGGACTTATGAGTCCAAGTCAGGGCTTGTGTCAATTACTTTGCCTAATGGAAAAGTTCAGCGCCAGTTGCTTGAGAATACCGACAAGACAACTGCAGAAATGAATACAATTTTACTATCTGGTTGTATTGGTTCTGTTAATGGCAGCCCGTCAATTGGAGCCACAACAGTTCTAAAGCTCAGCTGGAAAGACCGTGAAGAGCTTGTAAAGCAGATTCTAGACCGTAACCCAGGCCCACGCCTTGGGGAGGTGAAGAAGAGCTGCGAGGCATGTGGCGAGGTTATTCCTATGCCACTGACTCTCACAGAGTTGTTTCGCGTATAACCAAGCGCAGTACGAAAACCTTCTGGACCAACTTGAACTACTAACTCGGGCTTTCACAGGGTGGACGTTATCAGACGTCCGTTCCCTCTCTTTTAGGGAACGTAAAAATTGGATCGAACGAGCTGGAAGGCGATAAATGGCTGTATCAGATGCCATGGGCGTTGGCGGTGGCGGTGGAGTCTTTGGTAAAAAGGTTCAACTAGTCGCCGACCTTGAGGCTGCCTTCAAGTCCCTTAATAAAGAACTTCAAAAAACCGTCGATCTCTCTGACAAGATTTCTAAAAATCTTAAAGGAGCTGGCGGAGCTAGCGCAGGAAGTCTTCTTCAACTTGGTTCCTCTACTGGAACAAAAGACCCATCTCAAAACGATGGAAGTCAAAACAATAACGACGGCTCAGAAAATGGTGGCGGAGGAGGCGGAAGCCGAGTCACCGGAATACTTGGAGCGTTAGGTCGCGGAACTCTAGCTGCAGGCGCCATGGTCATGAATGCCATGCCGTCAGTAGCTACCGCTTTTGAAACAGACTCATTAAGAGCTCAATTTGGCGCTATGACAGGCCAGGGCGCAGGCAGTACAGCAATGTACAAGATTGCCAACCAATCGGCTTCTCAGGGCCTTCCAACCGATTCTATGGACGCTATGAGGGCTTCCATGACAGGCGCAAGCCG